TCAGTTGGTACATTGACAAGTGTTTCTTCTTCAGGCAATGTCACAGGTGGTAATTTAATCACAACTGGACTTGCTAGTGTTGGCACAACACTAGACGTAACCGGCAACGCCAACGTGGGTAACCTAGGAACGGCAGGTCAGATCACAGCCACAGGTAACATTACTGGTGGTAATTTATTAATTAATACTAATGCTGTTATCACAGGTAACTTGACAGTTCAAGGTAATACCACAACTATTAATTCTAATACAATTACCACCAACGATTTGAACATCACTGTTGGTAACAATCAAAATACAGGTACGGCACTAAACAATGCCGGTATTGATGTTGGTAACAATAACCTTGCCACCTGGAGATTCAATAACGCAACCACGTCATGGCAGAGCAACATTGCTGTGATGCCAACAGCCAATGGTACATTGGCACTGGGAGGCACAAGCAATTATTGGGGTGCAGCCTATGTAACCACATTAACAGCCAGTGGTAATGCCAACGTAGGCAATTTGGGTGCTACTGCTGTTGTTGCAACTAACTTAACAGGAACGCTACAAACTGCCGCACAAACCAACATTACTTCGGTGGGTACTTTAGGTAGTTTAAGTGTAACCGGTAATATCACAGGTGGCAATATCTTAGGTGGTGCCAATGTCAATGCCACAACTCACACAGGAACCACAGTTTCGGTAACCGGTAATATCACAGGTGGCAATATCTTGGGTGGTGCCAATGTCAATGCCACAACTCACACAGGAACCACAGTTTCGGTAACTGGCAACATCACAGGTGGTAACATACTCGGTGGTGCCAATGTCAATGCCACAACTCACACAGGAACCACAGTAAGTGTCACAGGCACAATTACCGGTGGTAATCTTAATATTTCGGGAAATGCGGCTGCTGCCACACTTTTATCTGTGACAGATACAGCACCACAGGGATCCAGCAAAACAGTTAATATTGTTAATGGTACAAACGGCCTTGCAGTTGTGGCCAACATTACCAATGGTTCTTATAACAGTTTACAATCTACTGGCGATATAGCATTGCTGGCTACTGGTACTAGCATAGGTAACGTAGGACTTTCAATTATACCTTGGGCAGCCGCCACTAGTGGTATAAAAATGAACACAGTATCAAATGTGACCACTATAACACTAGCGGCAACAACAGTGTCAATTGTTGGTAACGTCACAGCTGGCACTGGTAACATTACTGGTGGTAATTTAATCACAGCCGGGCTAATCACAGCAACTGGTAACGTCAGTGGCGGAAACTTGAATGTAACAGGTAATATTGTTGACACAGGTGCATTGACAATTATCACAGGCGCAAGTGGCAACGTTAGTTTGGCACCCAATAGCACAAATGTATTGGTTGCAACTACTACTGGTGCTAATATCACAGGTACACTCAACGCCACCGGTAATGCCAACGTGGGTAATTTAGGTGCCGCAACAGTGGCGGCTACCACACTAACAGGTACGTTATCAACTGCGGCACAAACCAATATCACTTCGGTGGGTACATTGGGCAGTTTGGCAGTGACTGGTAATATCACTTCGGGCAATCTAAGTAGCACAAACATTGTGGGAACATTGACCACAGCCGCACAAACCAATATCACTTCGGTGGGTACATTGGGTAGTTTAAGTGTTACAGGCAACATCACAGGTGGCAATATCTTGGGTGGTGCCAATGTCAATGCCACAACTCACACAGGAACCACTGTGAGTGTAACTGGCAATGTAACTGGTGGCAACTTAACCACTGCTGGATTAATTACAGCTACTGGCAACATCACCGGCGGTAATATAAGTGGCACAAATATTGTGGGTACGTTGACCACTGCGGCACAGACCAATATTACTTCATTGGGTACATTGGGATCATTGAGTGTCACTGGCAACATCAGTGGCGGTAATTTATCAGGTACTAGCATTGTGGGTACTTTAACCACAGCCGCACAAACTAACATTACTAGTGTTGGCACTCTGGGCAGTTTGAGTGTGTCTGGCAACATCACAGGTGGTAATATAACCACAGCTGGTAACTTGGCAATTCCAACAGCAACTGCCAACACCAACACAACACAGGCTGCAACCACAGCATTTGTGGTGGGCCAGGCTGGTGTGCTAACTCCAGTAACAATTGGCACAGCCGCAGTTGGCACAAGTTTAAAATATGCCAGAGAAGACCACACACACGGAGGTGTTGGGTCAGCTGTGGCAGGTACTGGTATTTCTGTAAGTGCGGCAACAGGCGCAGTTACTTTCACCAACTCTGGAGTGACCAGTGTTGTAGCAGGCACAAATATTGCAGTCAGCGCCGCAACTGGTGCAGTCACAGTCAGCGTTACTGGCACAGTTCCAACAGCCACCACAGCTGGCACTGTGACCACAGCGGCACAACCAAATATCACAAGTGTTGGTACACTGACAAGTGTTTCTTCTTCAGGCAATGTCACAGGTGGTAATTTAATCACAGCCGGGTTGATCACAGCAACTGGTAACGTCAGTGGCGGAAACTTGAATGTCACTGGCAATATAGTTGACACAGGTGCATTGAGTATTATCACAGGTGCAAGTGGCAATGTTAGTTTGGCACCCAATGGCACCAATGTGTTGGTGGCCACAACTACTGGTGCCAACATCACAGGTACACTCAACGCCACTGGCAATGCCAATGTGGGCAATTTAGGTGCCACCAACATTGTGGGCACACTATCAACTGCGGCACAAACCAATATTACAAGTGTGGGTACGTTGGGATCATTGAGTGTGACCGGTAATATCACAGGTGGTAACATACTCGGTGGTGCCAATGTCAATGCCACAACTCACACAGGAACCACTGTGAGTGTGACCGGCACAGTTACGGCAGCCAATGTCAATGCTGCCGCAATTGGTAACTCAGGTGCTGCCTTTACTGGTGCAAGTATCTCAGCAGCCACAATTGGTAACTCAGGTGCGCTGATAACTGGTACACTACAAACAGCGGCACAAACTAATATTACTTCGGTGGGTACATTGGGTAGTTTAAGTGTTACAGGTAACATCACCGGTGGTAATTTAATCACAGCCGGCGTTGCTTCGGCAACAGGTAACATTACAACATCAAATTACTTTGTAGGTAACGGTGCGTTTTTAACAGGAATTAGTGCAGCCATTTCAGTGTCAAAGATTGAAAACGGCAACTCTAATGTTTGGGTGCAGTCAAGTGGTGGCGAAGTAGCAGTTACAGTAACCAACGTTTCAAACGTTGCAGTGTTTGGAACCAGCGCATTGACCCTTGTTGGTGGATACGCAAATCCAAAAACTCTTTCTAGAAATATCACAATTCCTGCCAGCGTTAATGCTATGCTAGTTGGACCAATTACCATTGATAACGGGGCAACTATGACAATTCCAGATTCGTCAGATGCTTACATATATCTATAACCAGATGCTAACTAAATAATATTAACAAGGAAAAACAAAAATGCCATTAATTTTAGACGGCACATCAGGTGTATCAGCTTCGGGCAACGTGACTGGTGCATTCCTGTTTGGTAATGCAAGTACAGTGACTGGACTCAGTGCCAGCAAGATTTTCAACGGAACCACCGAAGCCAACGTGGGCTCATCGGGCGGCAATATCACATTTACAGTGGCTGGCACAGCAATTGCTGGCATTTCTACTGCGGGTATTTTTAATCAACAATCCAACGGAGTTGGAAACATTGGCTCAGCAACAACATATTTCAACACTGTGTTTGCCAAAGCAACAAGTGCGCAATACGCTGACCTGGCAGAAAATTACGTAGCCGACCAGGAGTATCCAGTTGGAACTGTGATCATGATTGGTGGTGCCAAAGAGGTAAGAAGTAGCAGTGCTTATCACAGCACTAAAATTATTGGCACAGTCAGTGACAAACCAGCTTATATCATGAACAGTGGATTACAAGCTGAACATGTAGTCACAGTAGCTCTTACTGGACGGGTGCCATGTCAAGTGGTTGGCACCATTCAACGCGGTGATCTGTTGGTGGCCAGTGAGTTACATGGCATTGCAACAGTACTAGACCCAGTCTCTTACCAGCCAGGCTGTGTTATTGGCAAAGCACTGGAAGAATACAACAGTGAAGTTCCAGGGATAATAGAAATAGTAGTGGGGAAAATATAATGCAAAAACAATACCGTAAAGACTATGATGGTGAACATGTACTAGTACGAACCACAGTTCGTGACGGCGAAAAAATTCATGAACGTGAATGGATTGGCAATCCCATTAGTAATCAACACATTTCAGGTCGCGCCGCTGTGATTGGCAGCGATTCAGACCTGTGGAGATTTGATTTTAAAATGTTAAAAAATCATCGAGGAGGATTGTTGGGCAGCCAACGACTTCAACTATATGGTGCTAACTATATGTGGCGTCACATGGCGTTTGATTTTGTTGTAGCAGGAATTGACACAGAAATTGAAGAAATTAAAAACACTGGCTACAACAACGAAAATATTGTGTACACCAATAATAGAAATTGTATGCAAAATCCAGGACAATTTTACAACATTCCTTTTAGTAAAAAATTAAATGAATTAGCCGGTGCAATTTACATGGCAGCGTTTGATGGCCACAATGAAGTTTTTCTGATTGGGTACAACAAAGATCTTGAAGAAACAATGGGAACCAATTGGGTCCATGATGTTAATACTGTGTTTAAAGCCTACAATGATACAAAGTTTTATTTGGTTGGTACAGAGTCAAACATGTACGATACCTGGAGAAACAATCGCAATGTCAGTTGCTTGACCTACCGTGATTTCATCACCTATTGTGATGTATGAACTGTGGATAGAATTACATTAATTTTTTCCTGTACAACATCAAAATTAACAGTATTCCATAATCCAGGGTGCATGGGCTTGGGCCATGCACCACCTTCAATCCATGCATAGCCAATGTGCTCGTAATTCAAGTTTGGTTGAAATTCTTGTTTTACGCAACAGAAAAATGTATGATAAGAAAATGCCAGGTCCACACTGGTGAATTTCTCCAAGGGAATCAAGCTTAGATAGCTGGGCATAAACCCCAACTCTTCGGTGCATTCTCGCTCCATTGAGTCAAGCAACGTTTCTCCAGGATCTTGTTTACCACCTGGCAATCCCCAAGTCATTGGATGTCTGGGATCTTGACGCATGAGATAAAGATAGCGACGAGTTTCTACACTGTAGAACCACACTCCCACTGCGTTCACAATACTAGGCTCCAATCACCGCCTGAGTACAATCCTTCGTAACTCTTGACCCATTGATGTTTGTCCCAGCGGTATTGCAAGCCTGTGGTAAGATTGGTTACAAATTGCACGTTGTCAAAATGTTCTCCGGCTTGAAAAGCAACAAACCATCCAGAACTGGCATCGTATTCAATTATGTCATTGGCCCGGGCCACTACTTGCCCCCAAGCAGCCGGGGGGTATGGATTCGTCAAGGATCCAACATCATTTAAAACTAGATAACGTTGGCCGCCGTCTGCCGCTGGTAACCCGGCACCAGGACCGCTCAACAACGGATCAATCACTGCGTTGATTGGTTCTAGTGTGTTTTGTGGAATTGTGTCAGTGTCAATGTCGTACAGCAAAAATCTATCATCAGATGGATCATAAGTGATGGTACCAACTATTTCAGTGTCATCTCCCCAGAAGCCGGCCAATCGAATTTGACTTATTCCTTCACGAATAGTACCATACATACCAAGCACAGCTTGCCAATGTTCGTTGCTGGCGGGACTTACAGGAGCATCAACGCTGCCATTGGGTGGATTAACCACCACAGATTGTTTGAGAATCTGTAATTTATTACCAACCAGTAACACTTGGTATCCGTAGGGAGTAAAAAACTGTCGAGTGCCTAGTAATAAATCATCATTAGTTATGGCGTTGTATATATCTCCCCTGGCATCAAATGTAGAGAGAATAATTTTTTCTACAACACCAAGCTTCTTGACCTTGGCTGGACTTGAAATCCAAATTGGTAGAGTAAACCTCATGGTCATTATGTCAATGGGATTTTCAGTGCCTTGTGGAATAGTCCGACTGCTCCAAGTAGTAGATTCAAGTTCAACAACACTTAGGCTGGTCCAATCAATGTAGTTTTCAGTGCTTTGTACTTCCAAGGCTGGATTAAACAATGTGGCCACTTGCTCAAAAATTTGAAACTTTTGATTGGTGTTTGATGTCCAAATGTCACAGGTTATGGTCATCTTATACGGAACAGGCATTAGTCTCTCAATGGTAAAAGCATTGCCTTGCGTGGTTTCGTAAGTCTGTGTTTCGCTGTCATAGGTGCGCTGGCGAACCTGTGTGTTGCTGACAAAGTAAGGTTCCTGCATTCTTGGACGATCGTAGTCCATGCCCGTGATGTAAAATGTAATCAACGGAGTTGATGGCAATGCACTGGCTGAGTTTTGCTGTAACACTGTGGAGACTTGCCTAGTAGCATCACCGTATTTTACCGGGACTCGCAACAGGGTTGGCGCACCATTGGCATCACGACCGTATTCAACTTGAAAGTTGGAAAATATGCGTGTGAATTGCAGTAAAAATCTGCGTACCTGCTCGTCGTAGAAGAATTGTTGCATTGATTAACGTCCCGGGGGTCTAGGGTTTGGCGGCAAATTACCATTGTCATCACCATTGTCAGCTCTGGGCTTTAGTATCTCACTGAGGCTCTGACGACTTGGAATGTTGCCCAAGTCTGTGGTGGGCACAGTGTATGTATTGTTGACAAAGCTGGACCGTAAAGTTTTATTAGACGGTCCGTTGTTGAGATTGGTTCTTACATTGTCTTCAATTTTGACCCAGGCACGGCCATCATATCTAAACAAACGATTTGGAAAATAATCTAATCTCAGGCAGTACTGGCCTTGCTCGGCATAGTTTGGGAACGCTACACCGGGTGTAACCGGTAGCCCGTTTGGTGCAATTCCGTCTCCAGTGAGATAACCCATGGTCCATCCATCAGCTGTTGGAGTTTGACTTTGGTTAGAGGACAATGGATTGGTTGCACTGGCATTTATATCAGTGCTGTCAATGGTAACACCATTGGGGTCGGCTGGGGTTCCGTCAGGGTTGGTGGGATAGATGTAAAATTTCACAGTGTCATATCCACTGAGTGGAACTTCAATATCAGCTTCCAGTAAAATAGCATCGTTTATTTCGTAGTCTCTTGGTCTGGTACTGGCTCGATCAGCAGTGGTGGGAGGATCAATCTGTTGCCAATAAGTGGTATTA